TTTCCTGTAGATGCTTTAGTATTGATTTGTGTTTGAATTGCTGAAGTAACTCCATCAATATATGATAACTCTGTTGCAGATACCGTTGTTCCACCAATGGTAATTGTTGGGCTTGCTAATGTTTTATTGCTTAATGTTTCAGTACCTGCTAAAGTTGCAAAATCGGCATCTGAAAGTGCGGTATTGAACTGAGCAATAGTTCCTGTAAGTGTGTTATTTGTTAAATTTACTGACTTATTCGTTAGCGTGTCTGTTGTTGCTCTACCAACTAGGGTATCAGTAGAGGTTGGTAAAGTAATTGTTCCAGTATTGCTAATTGAAGAAATAATTGGAGTTGTTAAAGTTTTATTAGTTAGTGTTTCAGTACCAGCCAATGATGCAAAATCTGCACCAGTCAGAGCGGTATTAAACTGAGCAAGTGTTCCAGATATACTGTTACTACCAAGATCAATTGTTTTATTTGTTATTGTTTGAAAACTATTTAATAGTATGGCATCAGTGTTTAATGGTAAAACAAGATTTAATACTTGTGATGGAGTTGTTCCAGTTATAGATGCTGATGCTACTCCTCCATTAGTTACCGTTCCAATTGACAGAACATTGGCTGGTCCAGCAGGACCTGTTGCTCCCGCTGCTCCTGCTGCTCCAGTGGCCCCAGTTGGGCCCTGTAAGCCAGTAGCACCGACAGGTCCCTCAAGACCACTTATAGTTATCCATTCATTATCTATATAACGTTTAACCGCCACTTGCAATACCTCCCAAAGCCTTTAGTTGTCCCCAAGTAATTGCTCCAGTTACTGATGATTGATCAATCCAGACATCTCCAGTAACAGGTGATGATGGTGTAACTGTTCCAACAAAGATTGTGTCTCCAGAAGTATAAGCATCTGTTACTACAACACTTGATCCTCCCCCACCAGAAGATGACCATGAAACAGTTGTTCCGTCTGTACTTAAAAACTTTCCAGATTGTCCAGTTTGGGTTGGAAATGCATCATTGTAGTTTCCAGTTGTAACAACAGTTCCGCTGGTATTTGGTAATGTTATCGTTCTATCTGCAGTTGGTTCTATAACATCTAAAACCAATTCGTATGCATCTAAAACTAATCCTTCAAAAGTTATTGCATTTTTTGTCAAAACATTAGAATTTGAATCTAATTCTGCAACACCATCTGCTGATCCTTTTTCAGATAAGGCAACATAATCTCCAAGAGAAGTATCTAGGGCTGCTTCGGTGACTATAACAGATCCGTCGATTGTGCCTTGAGCACCTTCAACTATTAGACCGTTTTTTACAACGAAATCTTTGTTATATGTTGTCACCGAAGTTCCCTATCCCCTCGGATACACTTTATGCTTCGATAAGCGTCTTGTGTACCTTTACTGTAGTTCCATTTACTGATGTTACGAGCAATCTTACATTGCCGCCTGAGAAATCAGCATTAGTTGTTCCAATTTGTTCATTGCTAATTACATCAGCATACTCTGTTAAGTAAACGTTATTGTTTGCGTCTATAGTTACTAACACTTCTAGAACTTCAATGTCATTACCGTTTTTCATTTGAATAGTATACTTTGCAGTGCTATATGTTGATGCTGACCAAGAATCTACAACTGTTGCGCTTGTTGTGCTTAGGCTAGTTGTAGCAGTTCCAATAAGTGCATCTGTCAAAGTTACTGAGCCTGCTGTAAGTGATCCAGTTCCAACAGAAAGTCCTGCAAATGTTGGGCTAGATGTTGTAGCAATGCTCTGTGGTAGAGACAGCGTAACTGAACCAGTAGATGCAGATGCTGTAATCTGATCTGCTGTTCCAGCAAGACTTGTTACACCAGTATTTGTAATTGTAAGAATGTCTGATGTTGATGCATATGATGCGCTGATTCCTGTACCGCCAGTTACAGCACCACCAAATGTATCAATTGCAGATGTAATGTCTGATGTAAACGCTACTGTTCCTGTATCATTCTTGAAAGTAATTGTATTATCTTGTGTAGGATCTGTAAAAGTTAATGTTGTTTCATTAACATCGTTTGTTCCTTCAACAACAATATTGTTATCTGACAAATACAATCCAGATACAGTTGGATTTGTAATTACTGGACTTGTAAGTGTTTTATTTGTAAGTGTTTGAGCAGTATTTATGTCTACAGTAACACCAGTATTAATACTGAAAGATGTTCCAGTTAGAGTTAGACCATTTCCAGCACTGTATGTGCCTGCGCCTGAGAATTGCTCCCAAATAATTGGATCTGTTCCAATGACAACTCCTGTGGCGGTTTGAACCCATCCAGTGTTATCATATACAGTTCCTGAAGTTACGAATGTAAAGTCACCACCGTCACACTCTGAAGAAGAATCAAAGTCTGTGGCACGTGTTAAAATCCAGTTAGATGAAGCAGATCCAGTATTGGTAACAACATATATACCATTTTGCAACTGTGCTGTCTGATTTTTAACTAAAACACGTTGTGATGTAGTTAGTGTTACTCCGTCAATTACAAGCGCTGCCTGTGTTCCGTTGTTTGTTAGTGTTGCTCCTACGCCAGCAGTTCCATTTGAATATGTTGCTGTTAGGTTCGCTGTAGTTGCAGCAACAGATGATGCATGGATATGCAAACCTTCTGCTACAGAATCAACATATTGCTTTGTTGCTGCTTCAAGAGGGTTTGCTGGGTCTGCATTAAGGGTAACGGTTCCTGGGAATGTCACTGCATTTGGAAGAGAAAGAGTTACTGCTCCAGTTGATGCTGATGCAGTAATTTGATTTGCTGTTCCAGCAATGCTTGAAACTCCACCAGATGCATTGAAAGATAGAGAGTTTGCAGTGTCATCATAGGTAATTGTAATATTTGTCTGAGTACCGTTTGCAATTGCGGTTGCTACAGCATCCTGTGCTCTTTCATTTGTAAACCAAAGGTTTGTTGGTGATGTTACTGCTTCTGCAATGTCATCTGTTATAAGTGTACGAGTTCCACCAAGAGAAGTTGATGTACCATTAATTGTAATTGCTGAATTAGAAAGTTTTTCATTTGCAATTGATCCTGCAAGCATTGCATTTGTTACAGATCCTGTATCACCTGTTGTTACTACTGTACCGCTTACGTCTGGCAAAGTAATTGTGCGATCTGCAGTTGGGTTTGTTACTGTAAGAGTAGTTTCATTGTTATCTGGGCTTGATCCTTCAAAAACAATGCTTGAATCTGAAAGAGCAAGTCCTGAAACAACTGGGTTTGTTAATGTTTTATTTGTAAGAGTTTCTGTTCCAGCAATTGTTGCAAAATCGGCATCTGAAAGTGCTGTATTAAATTCTGCAAGTGTTCCAGTTAAAGTGTTTGTAGTAAGAGAAACAGACTTATTTGTAAATGTATCTGTTGTGGCCTTACCAACAAGTGTATCTGTTGCATTTGGCAAAGTTACTATAACATCTGCTACTGGGTCTACTACTTGAAGAACAAGTTCATATGCATCTGGGGTTGTTCCTTCAAATGTAATCTTGTCACCAAACAGAGGGTCTGTTGATACAGTAGCAGTAATCTTTCCTGTTGTATCATTGTATGAGAATGCAATACCGCTCTGAGCACCATCAAACATACCTGCTGTGGTGTCTTGTAAAAATTCTGTAGATGCTTCTGTAAGGACGTTTGATCCATTTACAGTAGCAGAAGAGCCTTCAACTACAAGGCCATTTTTAACTCTGAAGGCTTTGTCGACTGTAGCCATCTTTTTTCTCCTTTAGGTCAAGCCTTTAAACCTGTGCGGTAGAACCGCATGGTCATCGGCGTTTGGGTTGGTGTAACCGTCATGCTAATTGTACCAGAATTTAAATTAGCAGTTATATTACCTACATTGCTATTGGTATTGGCAACAGAGGCAAATTCTGTGATATTTTGATTGGTACCGTCAAAAACTATGTTTATTTCAGCACTTCTATATGAAGAAGATCCAGCATGAGACATCTGGACCATATATTTTATTGTTCTCCAGGTGGAGGTGTCTATTGTGTCAAATACCGTCGCTGTTTCGATTCCATTGATTGTTACAGAGTTATTTCCATCGCCACCAAGAGCATCTGCACGGTAAGAAGTTGTATCAATTAGGTCAGCAAAGTCTGAACCATTTGGCCTGTCGCCAGTCTCAAACTTTGCTTTTAATTGGTTTATTGGTAGGACGGCCATATCATTGATTATATCATAAAATGTAATTATTAAAGCCTATGACGGCAATTCCAATTGGGGCTGGATTGGTTGGAGAATATGAGCCCATATCTACAGTTTGAAAATTAACCCTAAATGGCATAACTGTAGCAAAATCTGTACACAGTGCATTTAAGGTAGTTACAAAAGATGTTCTACAGTCTAAATTAATTACCTGTGTAGGATGTATGTCTAAGTTTTCTACTTGGACTATTGGCATTATTCTGTAACACTATCAATCATTTTCATTGTTCCTTGCGCTACCGTCCAAACTGACGCTCCAGATGTATTTGACATTTGAACATCAAAACGATCACCAGTTTCAAGAATTGATGATTCTCCAGATGTTAAAGAAACTGTAAACTGTCCTGGACCATCATCTGGTGTTGCTTCAGGGAATAACTGAACAACTGGAGTACTTGTATTTGGTGGAACAATATCCATATTTATAGTCCATGCTTCTACATCTATGGGTTCTCTATTATTGTCTGTTACATAAACTCTAAAAGAAGCGGTGTCTCCTTTTACAACAGTCCAAACAACTGTAGGAGGTTCATATCCTACTGAAAAAGATTCTGCGTAGCCTCTATACTGTGCCATTATGATAATCCTGCTTTCATTGATCCCCACGTACCGTTGCCTTTAAAAGATCCTACAAGAATAATACCAGTAGTGCTATTTGATTTTGCAACAATTCCAACTACTCCAGAATTTGTTGTAGCAGTAATTGGCTGAGTTGCTGTAAGACCACCGCTTGATCCAACATATAGCCTATCTCCAGCGGCATATGAAGAAGTATTAATATCAGTAAAGACACCTGATAAAACAACAACTCCATCATTGCCATTTCCAATTGCAGATTGTGCTAATCCAACTACTGGAAATGTAACAATACTTGATGCTTGTGATTTTGCTACTCTTGGTTTGCTGGTGCCAAAACCTGATATGTATACAGGATCACCTTTGGCAATCGAAACACCACTATTATTTACAACTTCTAATGTATGAAATGGTAATCCAAGAGTAGGTAAAATAACCTCAATACGCTCAGCAAGTGATTGAATATCTCCTGCTACGTTTACAGGATCTGAATTAATTGGATACGGTAAATCATATACCGTTGTTTCGCCCGATGCCATAGTCTTATTATTATACCACTTGCAATGAAAATAATTTTGATTATTATTACGTATATTTGACTTAAAAAGCCAAAAGATGCTATAATTAGTATATGCTACCGAAGGGTAGCATTTGTAGTCTAGGAGGAAAAACTTGAGAGACAACAAAATACTATCGGGGGTTCTTGTAACATTGCTGACTTTAACATTATTGAATAATGGTCTAAGTGGTGCTCATGCTACAAAGAACAATTTACTAAGTAGTACCGCCGAAAGCCAACCTGCCGCCGACAAAGCGGCTTTTTTGCTTTCTAAGCCTACTACTGATGTGGTGCTTGCTAAGTATGCGGACGCTACAAGTTTGACTGACATCCAGTTGGTTGAATTACTGAAAGCCGTTGGATTTAAGGGACAAGGACTAAAGACTGCTTGGGCTGTTGCCAAGGCGGAATCTAATGGTCGCCCTTTTGCTTTCAACGGCAACGTTAATACGGGAGACTCCTCATATGGAATCTTCCAAATTAATATGATAGGTAATTTAGGTCCAGATCGTAAAGACAAATTCAATCTTGATTTAAATGCTGAACTCTTTAGCCCAGTTAAGAATGCTCAGGTCGTGTTACACATGACAAATGGAGGTACTAATTGGAGTTCTTGGTCATCCTATAAAAAGGGTGCCCATTACAAATGGTTAAAGAGATTTCCCAATAATTTAATTTAAGGGATAAAAAATACCCCCATTGGAGAATATCCTTTGGGGGTTATTTTTTTTATTTAATTATTAAGCAGGATCTTCTGCTTCCATTTCAGCAAGAATTCTTGCTTCTAGCATTGCAGTATTTTCTTGCACCATACCAATTTCGTATAAGTAGTCAAGAGTTGGAGCAGTAAATGTCGTACCGTCATAGGAAGAAAACATTTGAGGGACAGTTTCTCCTACCCATACTGCATCATCAAATCCATGCTCTTGTACAACCGCATTTGCTAATGTTTCATCTTGTGATGCAAAAACTGCAATGTTAGCAACTCGATTATTTTTTAGAAATACATAGTGTTGTTCCATTTTTTATCTCCTTATGCCGCAAACCAAGTAATTAAGCAATATCCTGAACCACCAT